ATTTATGGAGATAGTAGTTCAGAAGATTGAGAGACAAGAGATACATTTAGCATTTTTTCAGGATGCTGAAGAGAATATTGATGATGTTTCTCCGCTAGTAACATCATTGGCAAAGTTGAAGAAGATTATAAATAAACCTGGATTTAAGAATGATTTTGATAAGGGTGAGAGAGAGTTATGGAATGGTATATTTAATGAAATACTATCTGAGGAACCTGTTCAAGGAATTCAACATGATGGTGGGGATAGGGTTTATATACAGGATTAGTTATGCAACATTTACAGACTAGGCAATTAATAAGAGAGTTGGCAAAGGAATTTGGGTTGAGTATAGTAGATGTAACTGCTATACTTAACTCTGTTCCTGAATTTACTAAGCATATTATGGTTACTGAGGTGGATAAGGAAGAAGGAATATACCCAACAGTTAGAGTTCCAGGATGGGGAATATTCTATGTTCCTGAAGGAGTTAAGAAGAATGTTAAAACAGCATTAGAGAAGAGGAAAAATAAGGATGAATCTATTTGAAATGAATAATGGGGTACTTCAAATACAACCAGAGGCATATGCACTGGAACCATTTAAAGTACTATGGACTAGAGATAAAACTAAGAATAAGGATAATGCGATAAAAGAGTTATCCTTTATTTACTTTATGGTAGATTTTACTTCAGATTTTGCAGATATACTGGAGGATTCTGCTAGAGAAGTTGAAGTTAAGAAATCTTTAAATTTAGAAACTAGTTGGAAACCTGATAAGTTAGTACAAGCAGCAATGGACTTCTATAGAAGTAGACAAGAGACTGTTGCACTTAAATTACTTGAAGACTCCAGATTAGGTATAAGTAAGCTCTCTAACTATATAAGGGACATTAACTTCAATGATGTAGAGATTAATGAAAAGACTGGTGAAGTAAAACCCACCCATGATATTAAGAAATTCGCTGATACTATAAAGCAAATACCTGCTATTATAGCAGCATTAAAAGAGTTAGAGGATACTGTTAAGAAGGAGAGAGAGGCTGAGAAAGGTTTAAGAGGTGGAAGGAGTAAAGGAATGTATGCAGACTAGTATTGAATTAAATAGTGTTAATACACCTATTACAGAGAAGTTATTAGAGAAACTTGATGCAAATTCAAAGGCTGAATTCTATGATATACTAGAAAGAATTGAGTTTGTTAAAAGACTTGTATCCTCTACTAGACAAAGGGCCTCTGATAGACCAAGAGATAGTAAAGGAAGAATTAAGGTTGATATAGTTAATCCTCATATACTTGAAAATATGGAGTTCTTTACAGAAAGGGCTAAATACTTTCAGGAACATGGAGTTTATACCCACTTATATCCTAATAAAAATCCAAATAGTGAATATAGGAAGTTCTGGGATGAGGAGAAAAGAAGATGTATAGAAGGTTATATAAGAGAAAGTGATGGTGAATGGATTACAGGATACCATTATTTTTACCTAAACTACTCTCCTATAGAGATTGTTGAGGAATTAAAGGAGGAAGTTATTAATGGAACTTTAACTTCTAGTCAATTAGAGGAAGCAGTAGAAGGTGGAATTAGGAGTGAAAGGGTGCAAGATTTCCCTAGAATTTGGGATGGAGATTACCTATTCTTTCATTATGTAGAACAAGGAGAAGCTGAAGGTAAGCATGGAAGTGTTCTTAAATGTAGGGGTCGAGGGTACTCCTTTAAAGGAGGCTCTATGCAGGCTAGAAACTACTTTATGATTAGGGGTAGTAAGAGTTACTCCTTTGCTTCCGAACAGGAATATCTTACTAGGGATGGTATACTCAGTAAATCCTGGGTTAACCTAAACTTTATAGATAATAATACTCCTTTTACTCAACCTAGAGATTATAAGGATACTGAAATGCATAAGAGGGCCTCCTATAAAGATATTGATAATAAGACTGAAAAAGGTATGTTATCAGAGATTATAGGGGTTACTTGTAAGAATGACCCTAACAAAGGTAGGGGAAAGAGGGGTAAATTACTATTCTTTGATGAATCTGGTAAATTCCCAGGATTACAACAAACTTGGGCCATTGCTAGAAAGTCTGTGGAGCAAGGTAGGTATGTATATGGGTACATGATAACAGCAGGTACTGGTGGTACAAGAGGAGCTGACTTTGAAGCTGCTGAGAAATTCTTTTACTCTCCAGATGGTTATAATATTAAGTCCTTAACTAATGTATTTGATAAAGGAGCAGTTAACACTAGATGTGCTTTATTTATTCCAGAGTATTTAAATAGAGAAGGATGTTATGATAAGGATGGTAACTCTGATGTAATTAAGGCTTTATTTGAAATCCTAATACAAAGACAAAAAGTAAGAAATAATACACTAGATGGTACAGCACTTGTACAAGAAAAAGCTGAGGCCCCAATAACTCCACAGGAAGCTGTATTAAGGGTTGAAGGTAGTATATTCCCTGTAACAGAACTAAAAGATTATCTAGCAGAAATATCTCCCAATATGGCTAGATTTGTAGCCCCACACTATGTAGGAACTTTAATACCTGAATCTGATGGTAGTATGAAGTTTGTATTTACTAACGGTACTACAACACCTATTAGGGAATTTCCTGCTACAGAGAATAAGGTAGGGGCTATAGAAGTATTTGAAGTACCTGCTAGAGTTAAGGACAACTATAGGTATATAATTGGCGTGGATCCAATAGACTCGGATGAAGTAACTTACTCTAATTCATTAGGTTCTGTTATAGTATTTGACAGATGGACTAGAAGGATAGTTGCAGAATATACTGGTAGATTAGAAACTACAAATGCTTTTTTTGAGATAGTATATAGATTAGCAATTTACTACAATGCTACCATAATGTATGAAAATAACAAGAAAGGTTTGTATGGTTACTTCCAAATGATTAAAAAGAATATTGGAATATTAGCAGATACTCCAGAGTTTATATTGGATAAACAAACACTTAAACCTAGAAATGTTTCTAATAATACCACTAAAGGTATCAATGCAACTGCTGCTATTAATGCTTATGGAAGGAGATTACAAGTAGATTGGATGTTAGAGAATGCTTATGAGGAGTTTGATATTAATGCTGAGGAAACAGATGAACCTAGATTAGTAACTAATAATATTCATAAGATAAGGAGTATAGGGTATATTAAGGAATGTATTGCTTGGAATGCTGATATAAACTGTGATAGGGTTAGTGCTATGAATATGGTTATGCTGTATGATATGGCATTGACTGAATATGGAACTAAAACTAGTAAGGAAAAATCCAATACTTTAGCTAATGATAAGTTCTTTAATAGGAAATATAGGAGTAGACATATAATGAATGATAATTAAGCTATAAAGAGGTATTTTTTCTTATTGTAATATTAGCATTTAAAATTTAATTTTGTAGATTAACATATAATAATATGAGTTTATTTGGTGTAAACCCCACATACTTTCCATCTCAGAAGAAGACAGAGAAGGAAAAAACTGAAGATTGGTTCAAGGAATGTGTGGATGTAGGAGTAGGTATTTCTCAATGGAATCAGACTAGTTTTAGAACTTCTAATGTTAGGCAGTCTAGGAGAAATAAACTTATTAACTATAATCTACGCAATGATATTATAGATAGAAGTGAAGTTGAAAGGGTTGTAAATCCCTATGGATTAGAGGAAGGGGATTTCCCAGAAACCTATAGAAACTACCCACTTATTAATCCTGCTGCAAACCTACTTAGTGGTGAGGAAAGGAGAAGAATTTTTAATCCCATAGTTACTGTTATTAATAGTGATGCTATTACTTCAAAGTTACGTGATTTGGATGAAATGTTTGACCAGATAGTAATTGAGAACATCATTGCTAAACAGTTTGATGAAGAGAAGACTAAGAAGGAAATCCAGGAGTATGATAAGTTTAGAAACTACACCTATAAGGATAAGAGGGAAAGAATGGCTAACCAAGTGTTAAAGTACTTATACCAAACACAGGATTTAGCAAAGGAGTTTAGCAGTGGATTTGAAGATTTACTTATTGCTGGGGAAGAAATATATGTAATAGAGATATTTGGTGGAGAACCTACATTAAGAAAGGGTAATCCACTTAATTTTTATACACTGAGAAGTGGTAGTTCTCCTAGAATAGAGGATAGTAATATTATTGTGGAAGACTGTTTCATGCCTATAGGTAGGGTAATAGATAGATACCATGAATACCTATCTGCTAAAGATATAGACTACCTAGAGAGTGGGCATAATACTCATGCTGTAGGTAACTCCGCAATGTTTAGTAACCAACTTGTAAATACTCCAAACATTAACTCCATTTTACAGGATGTTCAGGTTGTAGATGATTGGAATAATATATCAGGATACTATAATGGAGCATTTGACCCAGAGGGAAATATTAGGGTTATTAATGTGAAGTGGAAAGGTATGCGTAAAGTAGGCTTTATTACTAAGTTCAATGAATTTGGTGAGGAAGTTAGAGATATAGTTCCAGAGCAGTATAAACCTAATAAACAACTTGGTGAAGAAGTAAAGTGGGAGTGGATTTCAGAATGGTATGAAGGTACTAGGATTGGCGCTGATATATATGTAAAGATGGAACCCTGTGAGGTTCAAATGAGGCATAGGGATAATATCTCAATATGTATGCCAAATGTGGTGGGTACTATATTCAATGTTAACTCTAATGTGGCTAGAAGTCTATATGATGAGGGTAGGGATTTACAGTACTTATATAACCTATTTATGTATAGAACTGAACAGGCATTTATTAAGTATAAGGGTAGGATAGCTAAATTACCATTACACTTAGTACCTGATGGATGGACTATAGAGAAATGGTTATACTATGCAGAGACTATGGGATGGGCTGTAGTTGATGCTTTCAATGAATCTAATAAAGCAGCATTTAGGGGTAAACCTGCAGGTATGATGAATGAAGGTGCACCTGTTATGGATTTGGAGATGGGTAACTATATCCAGAACCATATAATGATGCTTGAGTTTATTGAGAGGAGATTGGATAATTTAACAGGGATTTCTCCACAAAGAAAGGGTTCTATAGATAATAGGGAAACTGTTGGTGGTGTAGAAAGAGCTGTGCAGCAATCTAGTAATATTACAGAGAAATGGTTTGATATACATGATTTTACTAGGAAGAGGGCTTTAAGGGCACTATTGGAAGCAACTAAAATTGCTTGGCAGGGTAAATCCTTTGTAAGGGAATTTGTACTGGATGACGGTACTAAACAAATATTAGACTTTGATGCTGAAGTATTTTATGAGGCTTCCTATGGTGTAGATGTTACTAATAGTTCTGAGGATATGCAGGCTATCCAGGCTATGAGACAATTATCAGATAGACTTCTACAAGCAGGTATTTCTCCAAGTCTTATTGCTGAGTTGTATAGAACCAAGAGTCCTGCAGATTTTCAACGTAAAATGCAAACTTATGAGGAGAACCAACAACAAGCTGCTGCAGAACAGGCTCAAAGAGAACAACAACTTGCTGAGGCCCAATTACAAATTGAGGAAAATAGGTATCAGGATGAGTTAGATTTAGAGTATGAGAAACTGGATAGGGAAGATATTAATAAGCAGTTAGATAGGGAGAATGATATATACTTAGAGGAAATTAAGGCTATGTCATTTGATCCTAACAAGGATACTAATATGAATGCTATACCTGATGT